CATGAAGACGCGATCACTCACGAGCGCCGTCACCGCGGACAGTGCGAGGATCCGCTCGAGGATCGCCTGCTCTGGCGTCACAGCGTGCTTCCTCCCGGTCCTCCGGTAATCCCAGCGTCGGACGTGGCCGCTCGACTGATCCCGCGCGCGGCGAGCTCACGCCAGATCGACGCCGCCAGGATCTGCAGGCCAGCCTCTATATTCCGGTCGAAGGCTGGACGGGCGAACGGCTGCGCGCCGTGGTGCTTCGTGCCGAGTTCCTGAAACGAGCCGTAGAAGCCAGCGCGCGTCGGCCCGATCGCGACAGCGACTTCATTCCTGTCCTGGCCGCGCGAGAGGCTGATCGACATCGTGTCGCGAAGATCGGGCTTCCCGGGCTCGTGCGGCGCGAGGACGGACATCGTCTTCCGCATCGGCTCAGCCGCCTCCCTGAGCGACTCAGTCAAGATCCGACGAGAGAGCCGGGTGGATAGTCTCGACAGGTTCGCCGCCAACTCCCTCCCGCCCGTGAACTGCAGTTTGATCATCTGCCGCCTTTTCCGGTACTCCTGAATCCTTCGCGCCGCCGTTGATGAAGACACGCAACGTCGCCGTCCCGTTCGGCATCGCGAAGACCTTGCCCTCGTCAGCGATCCGGTGCATTCCCTCTTCAAACACGAACGAGATCGTTTTGCCGATCGCCTGCTTCCCGAGCGCTGAGGCGATCTGTTTGATCGTCTTCTCGTCGCACTTCTCGACCGTGATCACCCGAGCCTCGCGATCGTGATGTAGCGGATCGTCTGCTTCAGGCCGACCATCGTCGCGGAGACGATGTCGAACTTCCGATCTTTGTAGAGGAACCGCCGCAGTCTCGGCACGTCCACCAGATCCGGATCCATGTCGGCCCGATACGATCCGACCCACGTCGTTCGGAGCGGCGACGATAGGTGCCCGTCCTCAAACTTCTCGTTCCCTTGCGTGTCCTGCTTCTTCGCGAAGTACGGCTTCTGTGCCGTCGTGAGGTTCGTCCACACGTCCACCGGGAATCCCGTCGAGCCGATCGACGGCGTCATCTGCTGGATCGTGAGCGCGCGATCCCGTTCTTCGGTGACGTCCGGTTGCTGCGTGAGTGCCACGTCAATAGACCTTGTAATCCGCCCAGAGCGTCGTCGACGAGATCGTCGCCGCCTGCACGGTGAACCCCTGACCCACGATCGAATCGGATCGGTGGTTGTAGTACGACGCCGCCCGCATACAGATCCCCTCGAGCAAGTCCTCGGGAATGTTCAGCACTTCAGGACTCTCGTTCAGGTCTTCCACATAGCCGGCGCGGAACGTCACCGCGACCGCGTCAGACTGCGCGAGCGTCGTCGGCCACGCCTGACCCTGCACCAGTTCGATAAAACTCCGGCGGCACTTCGGCCCGACCTTCCGGACGACGTGATAGACCGACGGGTCGAGCGTCTGGTCGTCGCCGTTCTCGTCGACGTACGTGATAGAGACCACTTCGATCAGCGGCGGCATCTCAATCACGATCTGACAGGCGGGGAACCGGCTGAGCACCATAGCCAACGTCCGCGGCACGAGCGCCCGCTGCGTGTACTGCTCGCACTGCTGCGTGGCGGCTTTGAGCGCCCGTTCGATCCGCTCGTCCTCGACGTTTTCGTTCGTGATCCGCAGATGCTGATCGCGGAGGTACTCCAGCGTCACCGGCTCAGAATCCGGAGGCTCGAGCACGTCGAGGTACCACGACACGCCGTCATCCCATCTCGTCATGCGGCCACCGTCGATCCAATCCGGTAGTGTTCACGCACCCACGGCCAGTTCTTCGCGTACGGCATCCAGGGATCCGTCGCTCCGTGGAAGACGACGACCCGCGCGTTCTCGGGCAACTGTCGATGCTCTTTGAGGTGATTCCGGAAGCTATAGACGCCGTCCGCAGTCGACCACTTCGCCTCGCCTGGCCCGAGGCGATAGCTGATCCAGCCCTGGTCTGACCCGAAGCAACGCGCCGCGATCGTCTGACGTGGCGACCGATGCGGATCGAAGTCCGTCCACACCTGCGACCGCGCGCCGGCGGACATCATGATCATTGAGCCGTTGTAGTGGCTCCCGGGCTGAGGGTTCGTGTCGCCCCACATAATGATCGGCTCGGTGCGACTGAACAGCGGCCGAAGATCTCCCGTGATCACGACGTCCAGGTCGAGCGAGATGAACCGATCACCGAACCATTGCGCCGCGTCCGGGTGAAACATCCGCAAGCGTCGATAGCAGCTCGGGTGCTTGTTCCCGTGCGGTGAGAGCAGTCCGTCGAAGTCGTGCCAGTCCGGCAAAATCTCGATGTCCGGGTCGATGCCTTCGGCGTCATCGGTGACGCAGATGAACCGATGCGGCTCCGGGTAATGGCGCGCGACCATCGCGCGGAGGACGTTGACCGTCGACGGCGGAAACGTCGAGCGATAGCCCCGGCGAGGCAACCAGCGCCAGCAGACGACACTCAGCACGACGACACCTCCACCGGTGGAACGACCGTGATCTCGTGCGTCCACGGGAACGTGAGCCGCAACGGACGCCAGACTTTCAGCTTTCCGCGTTCTTCGCGGATCCGCTGAACGTTCTCTCGGTCCTGATCTTCCTTGCGGCCATACGTCGTCGTGGAGGCGTCCGGAATGACCTCGCGCGGGACGCGGATCAACGGGCAGGAGAGCATCTCGACGCTGTACGCCGTCTTCTCCACGCGATCGCGGAACTCGCCGTCGGTCCCGTAATATCCAGAAAACCGCTCATCGTATCCACCGATCGCGTTGAACATCGGCTTCGTCATCAGCCATGTATTCGGATGCGGCTTGTACGGAGTCAGGTCCGGCGCGTCGACACGCGAGAGCCGATAGACGCGATTCGGGTCCAGGTCGTCCGTCAGTAGGCGCCGCAACGTGTCGGCCGGCAACAGATGATCGATGTCGGTCAGGAGGACCCACGTCGTCTCGGCCTGATCGACGCCGAGGTTCCGGCAGAACAGCCAGTTCCACCGCACGTCGACCTCGCAGCGATAGAGCCGGAACGACGCGATCCCGGTCGCCTCGACTTCGCGCCGTGCCGCAAACTTCGGCGAGCCGTCATCCACCACGATCACGTGTAGGTGCGCCTTCAGGTCGTCCGGATAGGCCCGCCAGGTGCGCTGTTGCTCGACGAGCATTCCCGCGTTCCGGTAGTACGGCAGGACGAGCGTCAGATCGCGCACGCCGCCTCCTTCTTCCTCGATCCCTTGTAGTGCGTGACGTAGCCGCCGAGCGGCGACAGGGCCATCGCATCGACGCGCGAGTTCCACACCGCGGCCAGGTGCGACGTCAGATCACGCGCGGGTGCGCCCGTCTCGAAGAGCCCAGCGCGAAGTACGTGGCAATCTGTCCAGCCGTCCTCGAAACCCAGAAACTCGCCGGACTGGTAGCACTCCACGCACCAGCGGAGCAGATCGAGGGCTTCCGGAATGCGGAAGGCAACGAATCCCGTCTCCGGGTGCATCTCCCCGCGACCGAGGAAGGCGACGTCGGCATCGCCGAGCAGCGCCGCCGGCAGACCGGTCGGAACCGCCGCGGTGACGACCGTGTCAGCGTCCAGCCACGTCAGGATCCCGTGCTCGAGCCGTTCCGCCGCCGCCAGCCAGACGAACGGCTTCACCGCGAACCGCTGCGCGTCCCAGATGTAGTTCGACGGCTTCTCCGCGCCGGGACACTGCCGCGGCAACCGCCGACGCGTGTCCTCATACCCGGGAATCTCTCCCGTGAGATCCACGCGCACGCCCACCGGCATCGGCAGCACGGAGTCGAGGTAGACGTCGAGCGGATGCGGCCAGTGACGAACGACGCTCTCGACGCACCGGTTCCCGTAGCGCGCCGCGCCTTCTGCGGAGAAACTCGTCACGACCAGATCACGCGCAGGCGGCATACGCCTCCCTCGGGTCGTCGATCCACGCCAGCGTGTCGATCAGGCCGCGCTCGTCGTCGACGCTCCGACGGTGTCCCGCGTCGATCGCCGTGACCGTGTCGCCGCTGAGAATCAGATTCCACGGCCGGAAATCGCCGTGCGTGCCCGTCAGTGCGCCGTGCGCCCGATAGACCGCCGAGCGCACCTGCGCCCGCGCCGGGTACGCGCCGCCGAGTTGCGCCCAGTTCCACAGGTTGATCCCGTGCACCCAGGGCCGCGCCGGGCCGATCCCGTAAGCGATCGTTTTGTCCGTCAGCGTCGAGGTGATGACGTGCGGCCGCGGCGGATGCGCGCCGCGCTTGCGGACGCGCTCACGGTAGGCATATCCAGCGGCGACGTATGCCTTCGGCCGATGAATGAGATAGATCGGACGCTGGACGCCTGGCGTCACGTGACTGTGCGTCGTCGCGAGCAGTTCGCCGCCGACCGTCTCGACCGCATCGAGGATCGCCTGTGACCGTTCGTAGTTCGCGCTGCCCACGTCCCCACGCCCGGGCGTCTCGATGACGATCCGTTCTCCGAGGCTGAGGATCGCCACGAGCGCGAGCGGCCAGTCGTCGAGATGGTGGAGGACGTTCAACGCGAGGACGACGTCGGCATGTTCGGACGCGGAGACCTCGGCGAGATCCTGACCAGACAACCGGTGCAGGAGCGCGATCGTGTGCGGGTCGTCGTTCTCTCGGCAGACCTCGATCAGCGCCGGCCGTGAGTCGACCATGATGCTGATCGCGTCGAACTCGTGCGCGAGACGGCAGCCGAAGTACCCGAGGTTCGCGCCGATGTCCCAGACCGTGACCGGCCGCTGATACGCCGCGACGACCTCTCGGACCACCTCGTACCGCCAGGCACACGGCCGCTCCCCTTGCGCCGTCACGTGTCCGCGAATCCAGGTGTCCTGATAGGCCATGCGTTACACCGGCTTGACTGCGAGGACCCAGTACGCCGTTGGTGCCTTCTGGTCAGGACCGATCGCGCGCAAGTCCTGAATCGAAAACGCCCGCAACAGATACCGCACGCCGAACTCCGTGAATCTCCAGAAGTCCTGAGGTGCTCGGTGCAGCGGCTGCGCGAATGGCACACCGACGAGGAACACGCCGCCCGCCTTCAGGACGCGCCAGCATTCCGCCACCGCGGCGTGACAGTCGTCCACGTGCTCGAGCACGCCCGAACAGAAGACGGCGTCGAACATCGCATCCCGAATCGACGGCATCGACCGAACGTCGAGCTGCAGATCACACCCGGGCCCCGGCTCTGATGTCAGGTAGATCTCGGCCTGCGTGAAATACTCCCGATAGGTGCCGCCGTCGCCGTCCGTGTCGTGACCGCTCCCGATCGACAGCACGGTTCCTCGGATCTGCGCGCACCAGTCCCGGAGGATCGCGTTACTCTCGGCGCGTCCCGGGCTCACGCCGCGACCTCCGGCTCCGGTTCCCGATTCCACTTCCGCATGAAACTTCCCATATGGCCGACGTCGATCGCGTGCACGCCGCGCGCGCAGAGATCCACCGCCATCACCGTCGCCGTCGGTCCGAGGCTGATCAGGACGCGATCGGGCGTGCCGATGCGGTCGAGCAGGGACTGGTACTCCGACCACGCGTTCATCTTCGGCGCCATGATCTCGGTGATGCGACCAGCGCCTGGCATCCGCGCCGGCGTGAACGCCTTCCCGGACCCACGCACGAGCGTGACGTCGCGACCGCGCCAGAGCTGCTCGACCTTGTCCCAGTACTCCTCGCAGTTGATCCACGGCGCCGAGTCCGCGCGCGAGACGAATGAACTGACGTACAGCCGACGGTTCGACAGCAGCGACGTGGCCCACGGCGCGACGCGTCCCCAGAACTCGGCCTTCGGCGTCTGGCTGCGAATGTTCGGGATCCCGACGAGGCAGTCGCCGGACTCGTGCAGGATCGACGCGAGGCGTCGTGAGAGCAGCGTGTCGGCCTTCTGGCTCTTGATCCCGATGCCCGGCGAGCGCGCGATCTTGAACTCGCCGTCGCCGTAGCGCGCGAGACTGCGACCGCTCAACACGAGGTCGAGCGTCTCCATTTCGCCGAGGACGTCGGGATAGATCACGCGGTCCCCCACGTCGGCACGGTGCGCCCGGCCCAGTTCTCACGGACGTTGATCGGCCCGAGGTGCAGCAAGTAGGCGTCGAGCAGCATCTCGAACCGTGGGAATCGCGTTGTGAAGTGTGTGTCGAACTTGCCCGCCGTCGGGTACGACCCGAACCGTCGGCCCGGCTTCGCGCGGAAGATCTGGTTGTAGCCGATTGGAGCGCCCTTCGTGTTCTTGAGTCGCGGGAACTTCGCCAGCGGCCGGCGCCCGAGCCAGTGCTCGTTCAGGTGCGCCTGCGTCAAGCACTCGTAACGCCAGAAGCCGTAAATCGTCTGCGCGTCGAATCGCGACTCGTCCGGCCATCGGCCGAACGGCGCACAGTCCGCGCTGACGTGCCCGACGATCTCGCCGGCCGACGGTGGCGGCATCAGGTCGCTAGCCAGGCCGAGCGACTCGTCGAGGCCAAGCGCGAGGTTGAACGTCGGCTCGCCGCCTTCGTGACAGCTCGCGTCTCTCCGCGTCCACGCGTCCGTGACGACCAGCCCGACGCCGTGCTGAAGCGTCAGTACCCGCGTCGCGACGTCCTCGTGCGACGTAGCGACGTACAGCGTTCCAGGCGGCAGGAACGCCTTCCACAGCGGCAGCGTGACCTCAAGGAAGTCCGCATAGTTAACGCTCGTAATGACGAACCTCATACGAACGCCTCGTGCTGATGCGGCGCGAAGACGTGCGCGAGCGTCTCGTTCATCAGGTGTAGGCGACACATCACGCGGCAGTCTGTGAAGTCGGTCCACTGTCCCGGATGCCGCGCCCAGAGCTCGGCGAACGACTCAGTCCGGAGATCCCCGATCTCGGAACCCACGATCCCGCGGCGTTGCGGGCAGAGCCAGACACGACCATCAGGCGTGATCGTCGCGTTGACGCGCACGCCGTAACAGGCGTCATACGAACGGCCCTGCCAGTCTCGGTAGGCTGCGAACCGGGAGGGCTGGCACTCGACATCAGGTTCGAGCGACAGCCGCTCCAGAACCGGCAGGGCCGCTGTAATCCACGATCGATCGCCGACGCAGACCGACGCGCGGTCCGGTGTCGTCTCGATCGTTGGACGGAATGTCACGTAGGTCGCACCGAGCGAGCGCCCGAGGTCGAGCATCTCTTCGGCGCGCGGCCAGTTCCGCTCGTGCAGCAGGAACGAGACGCCGATCGACGCGCCGCGCGACTGACTCAACCACCGAGCGCCCTGGCACGCCTTCTCGAAGCCGTCGACGCCCTTCTCCGACCGATACGACTCGCGATCCGCGGCATCCAGCGACACGACGACCCACGACGCGAGCGACGCGAGCACCGCGGCGGCCGGCTGCGTGAGCAACCCCGCTGCCGTGTACATGCCCTGCTTGAATCCGCACTGCCCGGCGTAGTCCACGACCTCGAGCCACTGCGGATGAACCGTCGGTTCACCGCCGCCGCTCCAGACGATGCCCTGGACGCCCGCCGCCGCCATGTCCCCCAGTGCGCGCTTGACGATCGCGACGTCGGCGAGATCGCCAGTGCCTTCCCATGCCGTCGGCAGAAGTCGCCGCTTCGACGCCCACGGCCCTTTCGTGTGCGTGTGCGCGAAGTGGCAATACCCGCAACCGAGGTAACACCGGTTCGAGAGATCCCACTCGACGGTCACAGGCGCCGGCTTCTCGCCGCGCTGCCAGGCCGCGAGGCGATCGAGGTGCCCGAGCACCTTGTTCGGCGTGATGAAGGTCACGCGGCAGCCACCTCCGCGCGCAACCACTCGGCGAACCGCGCGATCCCGTGCGCGAACGTAACGCGCGGCTCGAAGCCGAGGAGCATCCTCGCCTTTGATCCATCAGCCCACGTGAAGTTCACGTCGCCGGGCTGCTCTGGCAGTGTGCCGATCGTGGGCTCCACGCCGAGCGCGCGCGCGAGTTCCTCGACCATGTCGCCGAGCGTCACCGTCCGCCCCGCGCCGAGATTCACCGCCTCGAACATCGACGACCGGTAATCCATCGCCGCCTTAATGCCCGCGACGGTGTCGTCGATGAACGTGTAATCGCGCCGCGTCGAGCCGTCGCCGTAGACCGGCACGGGCTGACCGCTCAGCATCCGGCGCGCGAACTTCTGGATCGCGAGATCGCCGCGCTGCCTCGGCCCGTAGACGGTGAAGAACCGCAACGCGATCGACCGGAGTCCGTAGACCTGCGCGTAGATCCGGCAGAAGTGCTCGCCGGTCAGCTTCGTCAGGCCGTACGGGCTGATCGGGACCGTCGCATCAGCTTCGGACGACGGCTGCACGATGTCAGGGTTTCCGTAAACGCTGCTCGATGACGCGAAGACGAACTGCTCAACGCGCGCGCGCTTCGCAAATTCCAGCATCGTCAGCGTGCCCTTGACGTTGACATCCTCGTACGTGAACGGCTGATCGATCGACGACCGGACACCGGCGAGCGCGGCTAAATGCACGATCACGTCGACCGGATCGAGATGATCGAGCGCGTGCTCGTCCCGGATGTCGGCGTGAATCCCGAGCGCGTTGTCGCCGTAGCGCTCCGCCCATCCGTCAGGGAACGGCGCAGAGTCGAGGACGGTCACGCAGTCGCCATCGGCGAGAACGGACTCGACCAGGTGGCTCCCGATGAACCCGAGACCGCCGGTGATCAGCACGTGGCGCACGGGCTGACCTCCAGTGCATCCGCTAACGCCATTCGCGGGAAGACATCGAGCGCCGTCTCGCGCGAGCAGTTGATCACCTCGACGCCGGCAGCCTTCAAGGGCTCGACGATCGTGCCGAACATCCGGCGGAACGTGACGTACGGCGACTCGCCGCCCCACGGATGATCCCCGAACCAGTGACTCTTTCCGCGGCCGCCGGATCGCATATCGTACCCGAGGAGCAGAACCCGGCGCGCGCCGAGATGCACGGCGAGATTGATCGCCTGATACCCACCGTTCCGGCCGGTCTTCAGGCCGCGGGGATCGCGCTCGAGGCCTTCCTGACCGGTGTTCCGCAGGACTTGGACGCCGGGCCAGCGACGGGCCTCGGCTTGTAAGGTGTATTTCAGGCCGCCCCGGAAGGACGGCGCGCCGGCATGGTGTCGCCACCACTTCGCGTCGGCTGCGTACAACACGTCCGCCCACGGCGCCAGCCGATAGGCATCGTTGATCGCAATAACGTGAAGAGCTTTCCCCTGCACGGTCGCCACA